GATGGAACTTGACCTGATCGGGGGTGAATTTATTGCCTAACGCTGTGGAGGTAGTAAAAAAGGCGGCTGTGGAAGCCGTGGAAGCTGGAAAACCTGTGAACCTGTTGTTTGGTGAAGTTATTTCAGCTTCCCCCTTGAAAATTCAGGTTGACCAAAAGGCCATTTACACTGAAAAAATGTTGGTGCTTACCCGGAATGTTACGGATTTTGAAGTTGATATGACGGTAAGCCACCGGACAGTTGTTATCAGTCACGGCCACCCGGTAGTTGACACCTATACCGGCGGTGGTTCGGCCACCCCTGTTGACCACAACCACCCCATCAAGGGCCGAAAGAAATTCAAGGTTCACAATGCCCTTGTAGTTGGGGATTGGGTCGTTCTGGCCCGGATGCAGAAGGGGAAAAAATTTGTGGTGCTGGATCGTATCAAAGCGAACCCGGCCCTGAAGGGGGAATGGCTATGATCCCACAGACCGGGGATGATTTGCGGCAGGATTTTGAATTTGAAACCCTTCCCAGCAGAACCTTCCGCCTGAACCATAACACTTTGACCATCATCGGAACCATTGATGAAATTGAAGCGGTGGAACAGGCAGTATATCTGATTTTGAATACAGAACGGTATCAATGGTTGATCCATTCTTGGGATTATGGGGTTGAACTTCATAACCTGATCGGAAAAGATGTGGAATATTGTATTCCAGAAATTGAACGGCGAATCCGGGAAGCCTTGCTTCAGGATGATAGGATCACCGCCGTTGAAAACTTTGAATTCACAGTGAACAAAAAACAAGTGCTGACTACCTTCACGGTGGTCAGCATTTTTGGTGAAATCAACACAGAAATGGGGGTTGAAATCTGATGTATGAAGCGCAAACCTATGAATCTATCTTGGCACGGATGCTTCAGAAGGCCCTTTCCATTAACAGCAACCTTGATACCCGTGAAGGTTCGTTGGTGTGGTATGGGGATGCCCCCGCCGCTGTGGAATTGCAGAACCTTTATATTGCCCTTGATACCGTGCTGAATGAAACCTTTGCCGATACCGCCACCCGCCCTTATTTGATTTTGAGAGCGGCGGAACGGGGCCTTTCCCCGCAACCGGCAAGCCCCGCCATTTTGCAAATGGCAATTACACCCACTACTTTGTTCTTGCCGCTGAACACCCGCTTTTCCATTGGGGAATTGAACTATTATGTTTCGGCGGATCGGGGAAGCGGCAACTATGAATTGACCTGTGAAACGGCTGGTGAAGCTGGCAATAACTACACCGGAACGGTGATCCCCATTGAATATGTGGATGGCCTTGAAACCTGTAAAATCACTTCGGTGTTGGTTCCCGGTGAAGATGAAGAAGATACCGAACTTTTCAGACAAAGATACCTTAACAGCTTGAATGCCCAAGCCTTCGGCGGAAACCAGATTGACTATATTGAAAAGGTCAATGCCATTCCCGGCGTTGGTGGGGTGAAGGTTTACCGGGCTTGGAATGGGGATTTGAAACCGGCCAACATGATCCCGCCCAAGGAAGCTGAAGCGTGGATTGAGGGCCTTTCCGGGGTTCCCGAACCGGTGAAACTTTGGCTTGATACCGTTTATGCCGCCGCCAAGAACAATATGTTCACTGTGGGCGGAACTGTGAAGCTGGTGGTGATCAACAGCACCTTCACGGTTCCTTCCCCCACACTGGTAGAACAGGTTCAAACCGCCGTTGACCCCCTTCAGAATGCCGGGGAAGGCGTTGGAATTGCCCCCATCGGCCATGTGGTCAGGGTGGAAGGTGTTCAGGAAGAAACCGTTGATTTGGGCTTTGCCCTGTATTATCAACGGGGATGGTCTTGGGAAGATGTTTCCGGGTATGTCACGGAAGCAATTAACGGGTACTTCTTGGAACTGGCCCAAAGTTGGGCGGATCAGGATGAAGCCCTTGTGGTTCGTATCAGCCAAATTGAAAGCCGCCTGTTGGGTATCACCGGTATTTTGGATATTGCCAACACCACGATCAATGAAAAAGCCGCCAATCATACATTGGCCCTTGACCATATCCCGGTGTTGGGTTCCCTTGCACCAACCACTATTGAAATTAAGGCATAAGGGGTGGTGACTGATGGAACGAAAACTGATTGATTACCTACCCTATGCGATGCGAGATTTCAAGGAATATGAAGGGATCATGGAGAGTGAACAGCCTGAATTTGATCAGGCGTGGAACAATGCTGATGATCTTTTGAACAATCAGTTCATTTCCACCGCTGGAAATGTGGGCCTTTCCCGATGGGAAAAGATTTTGGAGATCACGCCCAAGGGGACTGACAGCCTTGAAGATCGCCGGTTCCGTATTTTGACCAGAATCAATGAAGAACTTCCTTACACCCTTCCGCAACTTCGGAATATCCTTGAAACCCTTTGTGGGCCGGGGAACTATTCAGCGGATGTGGCAGAAGGAACCTATCACCTGATTGTGAAAATTGGGTTGGCGGCAAAAAACAATTTCACCGATGTTGAATCCTTGCTGAACAGAGTGGTTCCACAAAACCTGATTGTAACCCTTCTTCAGCTCTATAACACCCACGCTGAACTTGGACGCTTTACCCACTCCCAGCTTGCCGCCCATACCCATGACCAATTAAGAAACGAGGTGCTTAACTGATGCCCAATCAAACCACAAACTATGGGCTGACCAAACCCCTTGCTTCTGAATTTTATGATGTTGAAGTTCAGAATGGCAACATGGACAAGATTGATGCCCAAATGAAAACCAATGCCGATGGTATCAAAGACCTTCAGGATGGGCAGAAAAACAAGGCTGATTTGGTGGGTGGGAAGGTTCCCGCTGAACAGCTTCCCACTATGGACTATGAAGCAAAGGGCACCGCTGAACAGGTTGTAACCACCCACGATGGAAACAAGAAAGCCCACCCCTATTTGTTGGGGCAGATTGAAACCTGTGTGACAGCGGCGCAGAATGCCCAAGATGCCGCAGATGCGGCCTTGGAAGCTGTGTCCAAGATCGCTTTCACCATCAATGCGGTTCCCACTCAAAACGGTGTTCTGACCTATAACGGACAGGCCCAAAGCCCTTCTTGGAACAGCTATGATCCTAACGCCATGACCCTTGGGGGAGTGACTACCGGCACCGATGCCGGGACTTATACGGCCACCTTCACCCCCAAGGAAAAATATCAATGGAGTGATGGCACCAAGACCGCAAAACAGGTTACATGGAAGATTGACCGGGCTTCTATGGCGGCACCTACCCAAAGCGGAAGCCTTACCTTCAATGGTTCCCCGCAAAGCCCTTCTTGGTCGGGGTATGACACCGGGAAAATGACCCTTGGAGGAACTACCACAGGCACCAATGCGGGAAGCTATAACGCCACCTTTACCCCCAGTGCAAACTACAAATGGAGTGATGGAAGCACCGGTACAAAAACTGTGGTTTGGAGAATTGGGAAGGCCGCTGGAAGTTTGTCTTTGAATAAAACTTCCATGAAGCTGACCGCCGCCAAGAAAACAGACACCATCACAGTTACCAGAGCCGGTGACGGTGTTATTACGGCCACTTCTAATGCGTCTGGCGTGGCTTCTGTGAGCGTTTCGGGCAACACGGTAACAGTTACCGCCAAGGCCAAGGGAAAGGCTACAATCACGGTTTCTGTGGCCGCTGGCACCAATCACAACGCCCCGGCAAATAAAACCTGTTCGGTTGAAGTGACCATGCCCACCAAAAACCTTTCTGATAATGATTGGGCCACCATTCGGGAAGTGAGTAGCGCCGGTTTGGGTGCCAACTATTGGGCTGTGGGTGATATGAAAGAAATCACCATCAATGGTAAAGTTGGCAACCACACCTTTAGCAATTTGAAGATCAATGTTTTCATCATCGGGTTCAATCACAATGCCGCCAAGGAAGGCAACAATCTGATTCACTTCCAGATTGGAAAGATGGGAACAACCCCTGTGGCGCTGTGTGATGCAAAGTATGGTAATAGTATAAGCGGGGCTGGCTATTTCCACATGAATGATTCCAACACCAATGCTGGTGGCTGGAATGGCTGTTCCAAACGGAAAACCTTGTATGGAAACACTGGCACCCCCACCAGCCCAATCAGCAATAGCTTGATGGCGGCGCTTCCGGCTGACCTTCGGGCCGTGATGCAACCTGTAACCAAATATACTGATAACACGGGCAATTCTTCCAATAGTGCGGGCAATGTTACCGCCACAAGGGATTACCTGTTTGATCTGGCCGAATTTGAAGTGTTTGGAGTAAGAAACTACGCCAACCAATATGAGCAGAACAGCCAACAGCAGTATGCTTATTATAAGGCCGGTAACAGTAAGGTTGCCAATAATCATACCGCCGTGAATACGGCGGTTTGGTGGGGCCTTCGTTCCCCTTATTACAATCACAACAACTATTTCGTTATTGTCTGGACGGATGGCATCACCACCGATACCATTGCCAATTATTCTGGTGGGTTGCGGCCCGGCTTTGCCGCCTAATCCCCCGCAGGATGATCCCGGCCTTATCCCGCCCCCGGA